GTTAAATCCCGATATCATCACAAACAGTTCGGCATTGCCGGACTTGGGTCCGACACCCTTTCGGGTGTCGGGTCTGTTTGTGTGATCACTCCGTAAGGAGCTCAGGAGGAATTCACTGTTATGCTTCAATCAAATCGTGATCGTATGAATGAATTCGATCGTAACCGCTTCCGTGATAAGAAGCAGCTGCGTTGGATTCCTCTCTACATCGCCGTGATGATTGTTGCATATATTGCAGCGATCCTCTATCTTATCGGTTAAATCCCGATATCATCACAAACAGTTCGGCATTGCCGGACTTTAAGGTACCTATGTCGATTTCGGCTTTTACCCAGGAATACGGTGAGCATTCGCGCACCGAGAGACGCGTCAATCGATTGGAGGGCAAGAACTTCCTTCAGGAAGCTGTTGGCAACCCAGTCGTTGAATACTGTCTCCGTCTGCCTGGTCCTCGCGGACCTGCAGCTGATTCCGATGGTTTTCGGCGTCCGAAAGGATACCGTCGTCTTATCGTGAAAATCACGGAAGACTCGCCTTGGTCGATGAAGAATCGGGATGACCGGCACCTTGATGACCCGAATTACGATACGTATTATACGTATCATTTCTCGGGTGGTTCTGGTCTCCCATTCAATATTAATGAGTCTGGATATGTTTCCTCTCTGGCGGACAACGCCGAAGCTCGCGCTACTAACAAGGCTTTAAATAACCTTCGTCAGAATCGCTTGCAACTCGGTTCCGACATTGCGGAAGCTCGAAAGACTCTTGATATGGTGGCAGGCGGCGTCATCCCTCTTGCGAAAGCGGCTCTCGCCGCACGCCGTGGAAACTTTGGTGTTATACCTGGTCTCCTCGGTCTTCGTAAGGGTGACGTTCTCTCTGGGAAGTATCCAGCGAACAAGTTCCTGGAGTACCAATATGGATGGAAGCCATTAATGTCTTCCGTCTATGATGGTATAAAAGTCCTAGAGAATGGATTTCGGAAGCCCAAAGTTCCTATTTATAGTGCTAAGGGTACCGGTCATGAATCCCATCAAGAGGAGGGCAAGTATTTTGCTGGCCCAGGCCTTGTAAAAGGTCCTCTCTCCTATGACTTTAAAAGTAAAGTTCAACTTTACTATAAAGTTTCTTCGGAGTTAATCGATTCTCTCGATTCTGCTGGGGTTTTAAATCCTGTGAGTATAGCTTGGGAACTCGTTCCCTTCAGCTTTGTTGTCGATTGGTTTATTCCAATCGGCAGCGTCCTCACCGCCTTCTCCGCTACTGCGGGCCTTGACTTTGTGGGTGGCTATAGTACCACGACTCGACGTAAGTCGTTTCATGGTCATGGTTCTTTGCCTGATGATGGCTCAAACCGCTATAGATCTCTTATGTCATCCGGGTCTTACCGGGTTGAAACATTCGAGATGTATCGCACTGCGTTGAATAGTTTTCCTATTCCTCGTTTTGATGCGATCAATACCAACCCATTTTCGTCTGCTCACGTCGCTAATGCTTTAGCGTTGCTTCGTCAGCTGATCTGATTCATCTCAGATCTTTTATCATTGCCTTCGGGCTAGCCTCTCGATCACGTTATTCGTGTATCGAGTTCCATCGGTAGCAATTCCGCTCCGATTTCAAGGAATCGACAACTATGCCGAAAATGGCACCCCTCGTCATCACTGACGATGCTGGCAACGACACGCACAACTTCCTCCCGAACGCTTTGTCGGGTGGGGTTGCTACGTTCGCGGAACCGAATTCGGTTCCCATCGCGGCAAATCGCATGACTGTTTCGAAGACGTCGACTCAGAATGGCAAGCACAAGGTGCAGGTCAAACTGACGATGCCTATCGTTCAAGATGCGGTGCTGGCGGGCGTCACTCGGAAGACTGTGGTTCGGACGGCATACGCCGACCTGACCTTTTCTTTCGACCAGACGTCGGAGGAAGCGGAGCGCAAGCATATTCGTCGACTTCTCGCATTCGCGCTGAGTAACCTCAGCCCTGTGTCGGAAGCCACGGATCAGCTCACGCCCTTCTACTGAGCACTACGGTGTTCAGCTCTCCGGGAGGGGAACGACTTGCACTGATTGCCCTTATTGGGCTTTTCGTGTGCGTCATCTTCCTCTCTTTCATTTTCACGTTTGGCAACAGCCAGCGTGATGCCATAATTGGAGTACCATATGGCCCAGCACCGTCGTTCCACGCAACTATGCGTCAATACGAAGATGCCCGAGGAGTTAACAGAACAGTTCCGAGAGAAGATAACACAATTAAGGTCGTTCCCGAAGGGGGATTACCTCAAGACTGAAGTCTTCTCAAAGTTCGTTAGTTCTGACACCGATCCCGCGGAAACGCGGAAACTGAGAGCTATTAGAAAGTGGCTTTCGGTCGAGCAAGACAATGAAGCTACCAACGACAGATTATTTCTAACCCCCTCGGATTTTCAAATTATGCCGAGGGTGTCGTATGGCGACTTCATGGATTTTGCTCGTGATATCATTGCTGATATCATTGGTGTAACTGCGCCCGTAGACGCCCTTATAGGGACGTTTTCAGGTGGTGCGTCGACCAGTCGACCACGTACTTCTAGCTTCCCAGCTGGTAAGTACCTCGGAAAAGCGCATGTCACGCCTCGCTGCCTCGAGCTCTTTGATGATATTTCATCTGAGATGCCGGGGTGGCTTGGCGACGGGACCACGATCGATAAGGTCGTTGTTCCAGGCAACGTGATGTTCACTGTTCCCAAGAAAACGGATATAGATCGTGTTGCTTGTAAGGAGCCCGATCTGAACATGTTCATCCAGAAGGGGATAGGATCTTACTTTAGGTCCTGTCTGCGCCGCAATGGCGTCAACTTGAATGATCAGTCGATAAACCGATCATTCGCACGTTCCGGATCCTTAACCGGAGAATTGGCCACTTTCGATTTATCGTCAGCGTCCGATTCGGTCACTTCTGAGCTCGTCGCTCAGTTGTTACCCGTGTGTTGGTACACCCTCCTTGACTCTGTGAGGAGTCATGTCACCATCATTGATGGTGAAGAGCATTCCAACCACATGTTCTCGTCAATGGGCAATGGATTCACTTTTGAGTTGGAGAGTTTAATCTTCTACTCATTGGTGAGGACCATTTGCTTCTTTTCTGGAACACGTGGAGTCGTTTCCGTTTACGGTGATGACATTATCTGCCCAACGGGCATATCCAACATTCTTCCCTATGTCTTCGGATACCTGGGATTCTCCGTTAATCTGGAGAAATCCTTTGTTTCCGGCGACATTCGGGAAAGTTGCGGAGGTCATTACCAAAATGGTCGCGATATCACTCCTTTCTATGTGAAGGCACCGATATCCACTCTTGTGGATCTCATAGACGTTGCTAACAAGCTGCGTAGATGGGCCGAGATTGAGGATTATTCTATCCTTGATCCCGAGGTCGAAGAGATTTGGCTTTGGCTAAAATCTTTCATACCTTCGCATCTTTGGGGTGGTGGTGATACCACCTTCAAGTACCAACTTGCGTCACACGACGTGAGTTCTCACCGCTTGGTTGAAGAAACCAAGCGGCTTGATAATGGTGCTGGAGGATATTACCATTGGCTTAACGCCACATGGGATCGAACCGTTTTGAGAGATGGTGTGTCAACATCTTCTCGGACTATAAGTCGGCCTGTATTCAGGTCCAGACCGGTTCGCCGAAAGGAAGTGCCTCGCTTGCCAGCCTTGTTCGTTCACGAACTTGGCTGACACCGAGTATGAGATAGTGTGAACTTTCTCATATCCATTTTCACAAAATGGTGGGTGGGCCCCCTCACAGGGTGCCCCACGGGAAAAAGCTGGC